GCTCCTCCAACAGCAGAGTTTCAAGAAAAGTCTTTAGGGTTCAAATACACAATATGTGTCATGGATGAAGACTTGAATATCTCTGTGTTTGATGCAATTCTGGGAGATCCTCTGCAGTATGTAAATAACTGCATGCGATCCAGAGAGATGGGGTTGATTGCTAAGACTTCCGATTGGGGGTCTAAGCTCGTTGACATATATGAAAAAATCTTTTCGAAAGGAGAAATGGAAAATGTATAGCCTTAATGAAGTGATTGAAGATCTTAAGAACAGCGTCTGTGTTGCTAAGTTCAAAAAAGCAGACGGTTCCGAGCGAACGATGCGCTGCACTCTTATAGATCATTATCTTCCTGAACAATATCAGGGTAAGGGAATGATGCTCAATGAAGTAGAGAAGAACACTATCTCTGTCTGGGATCTTGACCTGAGTGCATGGCGGTCTTTCCGCGTGGACTCGCTCACCGAGTTCGCTCCAGCGCATCTGCCGGCTGCAAAACAGGTCCTTTGGGGCTAAGTTGAAATTTTACTTTACTTTCAAGTTCTATGGGCGTATCATACTCTCATTGACTTGAACTTCCTGAGCGTATTATGATCAAGACTACTCGCAAAGATGCCGTTCGCGCCAAGATGATCGCCGAGAAGAAGTATGAGCCTTCTTGGGCTTCTGAAGAGATTACTCCTGATCTTGTCATCGCGAATACATTGAATTGGTACAACGTTCACACTGACAACAAGTGGGCTGCTAACATTCTGAACTGCGACATTGGCGTTGCTCAATTTTTCAAGTCTCTGGCATCTGCCAAACGGATGGTTGCTCGCGGGTTCAAACCTTCCGAGCAGAACCTGAAAACCATTCAGCGTATGCAAGATGAGCTCAATGCGCACGTCAAGAAGCTGACACCTGCTGTGGCATCAACGGCAGCTGACACTCGAACCAAGATCGAAGAAGGCATCAAGAATCGCATCGACTATTTCATTGCTGAACTTGAGGGTGCCATCGACGACTATGTTATCGCACCTAAGAGTGATGAAGGCAAGTTCAATCCCTATGAGTGGATGCAGATTGCTGGTGTCAAACCGACTCATGCCAAAGCCATCTCTGAATACTTCCGCGAGCGAGTTCGTGAACCTCTGATTGCCGAGAGCGGCAAAGACGAAGAACTGGCTGAGGGATACTCAACCTACAGCAAGACTCGCCTTCGCAGTCTTATTGTCTTCATGGCAAACATCATCAAAGACGCCGAACGATTGGCAACCAATCAGAAGGCAGCTCGCAAGCCACGAGCCAAAAAGGCTCCCTCGGCTGCAAAAGTTATTAGCAAGCTCAACTACAAAGAGTCAGACGACAAACTCAAGATCAAGTCCGTCGAACCAACCAATATCCTAGGCTCTACTCAGGTCTGGGTCTATAACACCAAGACCCGTAAGCTGGGTGTCTATCGCTGCAGCGATCCCAAAGGGTTTGGAATCAAGGGAAGCAGTCTGACTAATTACTCTGAGGCTGACTCAATATCGAAGACGCTGAGGAAGCCTGAGAAGGTTCTGGGTCAGGTACTGACTGCAGGCAAGGTCGAGCTTCGGAAGCTGTTGTCCGAGATCAACTCGAAAGAATCTCTGCTGAATGGCAGGATAAATGGAGACACGGTAATCCTCCGTGTTATCAAGTAACCTAAGAATAAGAGAGAGAAGTGCGATGGCAAAGCGTAAGGAACATAATGAGTCCTACGAGTACGATGATGAGTGGGGTCGTGATGAGTACAAGACCTCTAAGAAGAAACAGAAGCCGAGGCAGGCTAACACGTTTCAACCTAACACTCGAGCCGCATATAAGAACGGCAAGTATGACACGAAAGATGATGATCGTTGATCCTGTAGCTCAGTAGGATAGAGCATCTGCCTTCTAAGCAGATGGTCGGGGGTTCGAATCCCTCCAGGATCGCCAATCGGCGAGTGTGGCGGAATCGGTATACGCACAAGACTTAAAATTTTGCGCCTCAGGGCTTGCGGGTTCGAGTCCCGCCACTCGCACACTTGAGTCTCCGTCAAGACTCGAACTTTTATAAATAGATATAGTAACAGGAGATTCCTATGTTCTATATCGTTTATAAGACAACAAATCAGGTCAACGGCAAGTTCTATATTGGAACTCATAAGACCGTTGACCTGAATGACGACTATTTGGGTTCAGGGAAGTATTTGAAACATGCCATTGAAAAATATGGAATTGAAAATTTTAACAAAGAAATTTTGTTTGTATTCGATAACCCAGAGGATATGTTCGCTAAAGAAGCCGAGATTGTGACTGAAGATTTCATTAGCGAAAACAACACATATAATCTTAAGAAAGGTGGATTCGGTGGGTTTGACTATATAAATTCTTTAATTGATCAATCTTGGAAGTCTGAGAATGGAAAAAACTCACTCCATATGCAAAAATTAAATACTGATCCAGCATACAGAAAAAAACTAAATGAATCCGTATCAACAAGATTAAAATTATGGCATAAGGAAGGAAAAATATCTGCTCCTAATTGCAAAGGTAAAAAACATACGGAAGAAAGTAAAAGAAAAATTAGTGAGAAAATGGCGATATCTGCCAAAGGCATCAAAAATTCTCAGTATGGTAAAATATGGATTCATAATAAAAATTTGAAAAATAGTATTAGAATTAACAAAAACGATCCACTACCAAATGGTTGGGAGTTGGGTAGAAAAATTAAATGGGATTAATACGGGACTGTAGCTCAACGGTCAGAGCCGCGACCTCATAAGTCGTTGGTTACAGGTTCAAATCCTGTCAGTCCCACCAATTTTTGGAGTTGTATATGAAAAAGATATTCGAGTTCCTTTTGTCTGCCATGCACCTGATGAGAAGGTTCATGTTGCCGTTGATCTGGATCCTCATCGGAACGTTGGTTTATAAGCTCATAACACCGGATTGTGCCAGTTTGTTGTGTCTATTCTCCTTATAAATCAATGACTTAGCAATAACTCTCTTAGGTTCACTTAAGAGGGTTTCTTCTTATAAATCAATGACTTACGAAAATTTGCTTTAAAAGTGCAGCAAGACGGCGGGAATTATCCACTGGATCCTCTCGTATCAAAAAGCGTAAAATTACCGATTCTCATATCCCCTTATAAATCAATGACTTAGCACCATCAACACCTAAGTCATTGATTTTCCTAGAATCATTTTTCTTTACATCTTGGTCCAACTCCCTCATAATACCCTCGTTGACTTGATGAACTGACTGGAGATTGAAATGGCTCGTGTAAAAATTGATTCCCGCTCGACTGAATCCCGCCTCGCCGTGGTTGGTGCGTGGCTGCGTGCACCGTCGCGCCCCGACCTACCAGAGAACTATGCCTATGAGGCTGGCTATCTGATCTCGGCGCTGGAGCGTGCGCTGGAGATGCTGCCCGTCGGCAAGCGCCAGGAATTCCTGAGCGACTTGGAGCGTTACAATCAGCCCAAGACGCGCAAGGTTAAGAGCCTGATGAGCGGCACTGAGTTGGAAATCGCGTATGACACTCCCATGTGCTGCGATCCTTCGACCGAAACGTATTGGAGCATGTAGATGAATCATCAAGAAGCAGTAAAAGAAGCGGTTGCCAAAGAGATGCGCGAAGTTCTCACCAGAGTATTGGAGCAGTGCAAATACGCCGACCGTCTCTGGCAGGTCGAAGAGATGGTTGAGGAAGAACTCAAGAAATACACGTCAGCATAGCTCAGTTGGTAGAGCGCACCCCTGATAAGGGTGAGGTCGGTGGTTCGAATCCACCTGTTGACACCAAATTTGGAGAATGTAACATGAGAACGAAACAGCTTTATCCTGGCATCAATAACAGCCAGAAGATCCGCGTGATCCTGAACGGTGTGGGCATCTACACCACGGTGGCAGCGACGCAAAGTATCTTTGCTACTACGGACCACCGAGTTGCGGTGGAGTTTAGTCTGTCCGAGATCTCGAAACAGATGGGCGCGATCAATGGGTATGCCTCTCGTTGGAATGGCAGCCTCGATCTCCAAGTAGATCTTCTTTGAGGAATAGAACATGGCTTATATGTCGC